CCTACTCTGACATTACTCTTGTTATACTAACAAGTCATAACAATAAGAACGTGACGTTTAAGTACAATGATTGCTTGCCTACTAACGTGGGTCAGATCTCAATGAACTCTAATGTCGCAGACGTAATATATCCTACATTCAATGTATCATTTCGGTTCAGTTCTTTCGAGTTAAAGTAAATGCTGAAAGTCTATATTATGAATGAGAGATTACTCTCTATCCTTGATGAGTGGGTACTGTTCGTTGACAAGTATGATGTTATGTCTAACAACACACTGTTAGATGGTAAAGACAGAGACTACTATGTTAGCAACGAGTACTTGGAATCAATACAAGCAGATCATATAGGTTATCCTGAGACCGCCAGATCATATTGTATCAAACCTCCTCACTACAAGGGGGTTGACAAGAACTACCAACTAGAGTATAATAGACTCGACTTAGAGATGAGAACAGAGTTGGGTGTCAGACAATCCGCACTATCACAGTTATACCCCGAAGATGGATTCATTGCTTGGCATTCTAATGCCGATGCGTCATCATTCAATCTTATATTCACATGGAGTGAGAAGGGAGACGGTTACTTCAAGTACGTTGATCCTATCACAAAGAACCATACATGGATGGTAGACAAGAAGGGTTGGCAATGTAAGGCAGGTTACTTTGGTTCTAATGATGACCCAGACAAGGTAATGTACCATTGTGCCGCAACCAACTGTAAAAGAATCACTTTGAGTTACACGTTAGGTTTCGATGAGTCCTATTGGAAGGACGCTATTGAACATATAAATACAGTATGAATTGGAGAGAATATTATGTTATTAGACCTTGAAAGTATTATGGAAGAGTGGAAGAAGGATGCTGAGATCCCTCAACACAAATTAGATGATGTATCTAGACAGACCCCATCCCTACACGCAAAGTACTTACAGTACCTATCCTTGACTAAGTTACAGTTGAAGCGCACAGAGCATTCACAGGCAACCTTGTTGAAGGAGAAATGGGCGTATTATAATGGGAAGATGTCTCGCGAAGAGATAGAAGCAACTGGATGGAACCCAGATCCGTTTAACGGACTGAAGATCCTGAAGGGCGAGTTAGAATACTATTACAATGCTGATCCAGAACTTCAAAGAAGCGAAGAGAAGATCGCATACCTTAACACTATTATAAGTACACTTACAGAGATTGTCGATAGTTTGAAGTGGAGACACCAAACGATTGGCAATATTATTAAATGGCGAGCATTTGAAGCAGGTGGTTAATGGAAGATAATACTATACGCGTAGGTATGATGTCACACTCATACCTTGCGATAGATGCTAATGCGGCACAGGATCAGGAACTCCGTGAGTTCTTTGCGTTCTTTGCTCCCGGTTATCAGTACATGCCTGCATATAAGCGCAAGGTGTGGGATGGTCGTGTGAAGTTATACAACCAAGTGACCAAGCAAATGAACGTTGGTCTCTATCATCACTTACGAAAGTTCTGTGCTGATCGGTTCTATCCCTTACAGATCATTGAGCATGAAGAGTATGGTATTCCGTCTGCCAAGGATGAGGTCGATCATCCGTCACTGATTAAGACTATGACTTCATGGCAGATGCCGTTCGAAGCATATGATTATCAGTACAAAGCAATCAGTCATGGTATCGAGAGTATGAGGTGTTTACTACTCTCTCCAACTGGGTCAGGGAAGAGTTTCATTATATACAATTTGATGCGGTTTGTCAAGGAAAATAAAGATGTATCTAAAACTTTAATCATTGTGCCTACCACAAGTCTGGTAGAGCAGATGTACAAAGACTTTGCCGACTATGGGTATGACGTGGATGAGAACGTCCATATGATCTACTCAGGTAAAGATAAGGTGACTGACAAACCTGTCATCATATCTACATGGCAGTCGATCTATAAGTTTGGTGTGGAATGGTTCGAGCAGTTCGATGCGGTGTTTGGTGATGAGGTACACCTGTTTAAGGCAAAGTCTCTATCTACTATGATGGACAAGTGTATCAATGCGAGGTATAGATTCGGTACGACAGGAACGTTGGATGGTACTGAGACAAACAAACTTGTCCTAGAAGGTTTATTCGGGCCAGTGTTTACGGTGACTAGCACCGCACAATTACAGAAAGATAAACAACTAGCAGACCTTGACATCTCTATTCTGCTGTTACGTTACCACAATGATAAGTGTCATTGGATGAAGGACAAGACCTATCAAGAAGAGATAGACTTCATTGTTACTAACAAGGCACGGAACAACTTCATTACTAAGTTGACAGTAGACCAGACAGGCAATACCTTGGTTATGTTTCAGTTCGTGGAGAAGCACGGCAAGATACTATTTGAACTTATCAAGGATGCTGTACCCGATGACCGTAAGGTGTTCTATGTATCAGGTGAGGTTGGCGCACAGGATCGTGAGAAGATCCGTGGTATTGTGGAAGGGGAAGATAATTCTATTATTGTTGCCTCGCTAGGTACCTTTAGTACAGGTATAAATATAAAGAACTTGCACAACATAGTATTTGCTACACCTAGTAAGTCTCAGGTCAAGGTACTACAGAGTATTGGTCGTGGACTACGGAAGAGCGACAATGGTGTTGCGACTAAACTGTTTGACATTGCTGATGACTTTCACGTTGACAAGCATAAGAACTTTACTCTTAGACATAGTGCTGAGAGGATTAAGATCTACACGAAGGAAGGATTTAAGTACAGTATTTACCCTATTAACTTAAAGGAGCAAACTGATGAGTGATAATATAAAGCAACTGAAGTTGGTTACTGGTGAAGAGATAATCTGTGAAATCATCGAAGAAGATGATCAAGATCTAATCATAAGAAATCCACTTGCCTTTGAATATAAGCAAGAACCTGATGGTACTAGACTATGGTCGTATCGTCTGTTTATGTGTTACCAAGATGATCCTGATAAATTGATTCTAGTAAAGATTGATAAGATTGTGGCAATTGCTAACCCAGTCCCTTCGATAGTGAAACAATATATAAAGGGTGTGGAATCAATTATGGACTATGAAGGTGATGATTATGATGAAGAAGATGATGATATTGAATACGATAGTAACGTTCTTCCGTTCCCAACAGTCCACTAATCATAGTGTATTGACTGTGGGCAGACGACTGTCTTATTATAGCACAAGAATTACATTATGTCAAGGAATATTTTAATGAAGACCGGAATAACTGCAAGTACATTTGATCTGCTCCACTCAGGGCACATTGCCATGCTAAGAGAAGCAAAGTCTCAGTGTGACTATCTTATATGTGCCCTTCAGGTTGATCCATCCAGAGATCGATCCGAGAAGAATGCTCCTATCCAATCCCTAGTCGAGAGGCAAGCACAACTATCTGCCGTCAAGTATGTTGATGAGATTATGGTATACGAGACCGAAGCAGATCTAGAAGACCTACTCTCTATGTGCCAAATTGACATTAAGATAATGGGTGAAGAGTATCGAGACATCGACTTCACTGGTAAAGATATATGTAAGAAGAGAGGTATAGAGTTATACTTCAACAAGCGAGACCATAGGTTCTCTTCGTCTGAACTACGACATAGGATATGTCACGAGGCATTATCAAAGGAAGAAGAAGTTTACCTTGACAAAAGACTGTCACTATAGTATAATAGTTATTAACCAAATGGAACTATAAATAATGAAACCTAAAGACAAACCACATTACGTTAACAACAGGGACTTCAGCAATGCTGTGTTTGAGTATTGCAAGGACGCTATTCGTTGTAAAGATGGTGGTATCGACAAACCTATAGTTACCACATACATTGCTACTTGCTTCCTTCGCATTGCCGAGGGACTATCTCACAAGTCCAACTTCGTTCGCTACACCTATCGTGAAGAGATGGTGATGGATGCTGTGGAGAACTGCCTCAAAGCAATTGAGAACTATGACATTGAGACAGCAACCAGATCAAAGAACCCCAATGCGTTCTCCTACTTCACTACTATCTCGTGGTATGCGTTCCTAAGACGTATCCAGAAAGAGAAGAAGCAACAAGACATTAAGATGAAGTATATGTCCGAGGCAGATATTAGTATGTTCGTTGTAGGACAGGACTATGATAATAACACCGAACAACAAAGTAATCAAGTCATTGAGTCTTTGCGTATTCGTATTGATACAGTTAAGGACGCAGACACTCAGTTCAAAGAGTATATGAAAGCAGAGAAGAAGCAACGTAAGAGACGTGCTGTCAATGTTGACTCCGACCTATCAGACTTCTTAGTTGACGATTAATGTATAAGCATTTAGATGATGATCGTTATCTAGATATCACTGTCCCTAAGTACGAGATGAGTTTACTTAGGGAAGAGATCTTTGGTGACCAGATACACGAAGACTTCCGACACAAACTCGCAGGTAACCAGTCAGAAGGTAAACTATTGAGTTCGTATTGCCATGAACAGTTAGGTAAGTACTTGTGTCCTATTGCCAAAGAATTCAAAGGTTTCGAGTATGAACTAGAATCTATGTGGTTCAATGTTTCTTATGAAGGTGACTTCAACCCTCCCCACGCGCACGGAGGTGATCTATCATTCGTCATATTTGTAGAGATTCCATATACTATGATAGATCAAGTCGATAAGTATCATGCCAATGGTAGCAATCTTGCGGCACACTTCTCGTTCTTTTACAATGATATATTTGGTAATCAATGTGACCTACCTCTACCAGTAGACGTGACATACGAGAATACTATGTTCATGTTCCCTGCTAAACTTCGACACGGAGTATATCCCTTCCACGGCACAGAATCTCCCAGAGTTACCGTATCAGGAAACTTAGTAAAAAAGACTTGACACCCACTTTATAACCTGTTATAATGTACACTGATAACTGGAACTATATATGAAAATAGCAATACTAAATGACACCCACGCAGGGTGTCGAAACTCGTCTGATATATTCATGGACTATCAAGAACGTTTCTATAGTGAAGTGTTCTTCCCATATCTATTAGAGAACAACATCACCCAGATACTTCACCTTGGGGATTACTACGACAATCGAAAGACTGTCAACTTTAAAGCACTGGCACATAACCGTAAGATCTTCCTAGAGAAGTTACGCGAGTATGGCATTACTATGGATATCATTCCGGGTAACCATGATGTCTACTACAAGAACACCAATGAGTTGAACGCACTGAAGGAACTACAGGGTCACTACATGAATGAGGTTAACCTTATCATGGAACCTACTGAGATGAACTATGATGGTCTCTGTGTAGGACTAGTACCTTGGATCAACCCAGAGAACGAGAAAGCATCACTTGAGTTTCTTGCCAACACAAAAGCAACTCTTATAGGCGCACACTTGGAACTACAAGGTTTCGAGATGGCACGAGGTCAGGTGTGTATGTCAGGTATGAGCAAGTCTCACTTCGATAGATTCGAGACTGTTCTGACTGGACACTTCCATGCCAAGTCTTCGCAGGGTAACATCCATTATCTTGGGGCACAGTATGAGTTCTTTTGGAATGATTGCGGTGATCCGAAGCACTTCCATGTACTTGATACAGAAACAAGAGAAGTAACACCTGTCCGTAATCCTCTCACTATCTATGAGAAGATCTACTATGACCACGAGCAGATGAATAAGTTCCAAGACTTGTCTCATCTAGATAACAAGTTCGTTAAGATCATTGTGGTCAATAAGGGCAATATACTAGAGTTCGAACGGTTCGTTGATAGAGTACAGCAACAGAACATCCACGAACTAAAGATTGCCGAAGACTTCAAAGACTTCCTTGGCGAGAACGTAGGTGACGATAACATCAAACTTGAGGACACAACCACACTGGTAAATTCTTATGTTGATAACGTGACTACTGACTTAGACAAGGATCGTATTAAGCAAGAGATCTCTGCGTTAATGACAGAAGCACAGTCAATGGAAATAATGTAACTTGAAGAGTCATTATGGTGTTCGAGAGATAACCATGAACCAAGGGGCAGATTGTATTAAGAGGTACCATTATCTTGGTAACCCATACATGGATGCCCCAACCAACAAGGTTTATGGTTTGATCTACGGTGAGGATGTCGTGGGGGTGGTTCAGTTCAGTGAAGGGCATTGTCATCCGTCTTTCGTTCCAATCTACTTTGGAGTGAACCACCCCACGACCGGACTCTGGGACATAACCCGACTAGTCGTATCAACCAAGCACCAAGGCGAACATAACATTACCTCGTGGTTTCTATCACGAGCATTGAAGTTGTTGAAACCTAAGTATGTGGTGACAATGGCAGACCATAGGATGCACGATGGTACTATCTATGCGGCAGTTGGGTTCGACTACTATGGACTACTGAAGGACAGAGGCGTTCCGGGATTAGAGGATGTGGAGTTTCATGTGTTCACTAAGTCATATGACCCTTCTATTAAATGTGTGTGGGAGAAAATAAAGTTTGACAAGACTGACTATTAATGGTATAATACTGGTATGATTAAATTTACTAAACTTCGTTATAAAAACTTCCTGTCTTCAGGCAACGCATTCACTGCTATCGACTTCGATGCGGCACCTACCACTTTGGTGATAGGACATAATGGTTCGGGCAAGTCCACCATGTTGGATGCCCTATCGTTTGGTCTGTTCGGCAAACCTCACCGTAAGATCTCTAAACCACAACTCGTGAACTCTATCAACCAGAAGGGTACTGAAGTTGAGGTAGAGTTTAATATAGGTAAGGCACAATACAAGATCGTGCGTGGTATCAAACCTAACATCTTTGAGATCTGGGTAGACGGTAACATGGTCAACCAAGACTCCCACGCCAAAGAGTATCAGGCAATGTTAGAGAAGAATATTCTCAAGTTGTCTCACAAATCATTCCACCAGATTGTTGTTCTTGGATCAAGTTCCTTTGTTCCGTTCATGCAGATGACAGGGGGCGCAAGACGTGAGGTGATCGAGGATCTACTCGACATCAACATCTTCTCTAAGATGAACTCTCTATTGAAGGAGAAGTCTTCTATACTGAAGGATGCTATCAGTAGTAACTCTCATTCAATAGAACTGGTCAAGACTAAGATCAACGCACAGAAGAAGTATCTGCGTGACCTAAGTGCTGTTAACGAACAACACAAGGCAACCAAGGAAGACGAGATACAAACACTGTTCGATGAGATCTATTCACTTGAGGAACAGAATACAGCACTAAATGTCAACCTTGATACTGATACCCTATGTACATCATTGGACAAACTTAAACCACAACGTACACAGTTGATGGCATATCAAGCACAGTTCAAGACTCAGATCAAGTCTGTTGTCAAGGAAGCAAAGTTCTTTGATGAGAATGAACACTGTCCTACTTGTGATCAGGGTATCGATTCAAACCTCCGTGACTCCAAGAAGGAGGGTGCGACTGCTCGTGCCAAGGAACTGTCTACGGCAATGACCAAAGCGTCTGATCAGTTAACTTCTTTTGATAATGATATAGATGGACTAGAGGTACAACTCAAAGAACAACAGGGTACCATCAATACGATACAAAGTAACACCCAGTTGGTTACTCGACTAACGCGTAACATTGATCGTATCCGTCAAGACATATCAGAGATGGAAGGAACTACAGGTGACCTACAAGGTGCCAACACAGAACTGAATAAGTTGAATGAGTTTAGTATTGCTAAGAACGAAGAGAAGTTCACACTAGGTGAACAGTACTCGTACAATCAAGTGGCAAGTGAGTTACTGCGCGACACAGGTATTAAGACCAAGATCATTAAGCAGTATGTACCAGTTATCAATCAGTTGACTAACCAGTACCTACAGATACTAGACTTCTTTGTTCACTTCGATCTGGATGAGAACTTCTCCGAGACTATCCGTTCACGTCACCGTGACAACTTCTCGTATGATTCATTCTCTGAGGGAGAGAAGCAACGTATCGATCTATCCTTGTTGTTTACATGGAGACAGATTGCTAAGATGAAGAACAGTGTTGCCACCAACCTATTGATCCTTGATGAGACATTTGATTCATCTTTGGATGATGATGGGGTTGACAACCTGATGAAGATCCTGTATAGTCTAGGGGAAGAGACCAATGTATTTGTTATCTCTCACAAGGCAGAACTGGAGGACGCACAGTTTCAGAGAAGACTGGAGTTCGTGAAGGATAAAAACTTCTCTAAATTGAAGACTGCCGCTTGACAAGGTGTCTTGTGTGTGTTATAATGACTGTATTAAACAAACAAACTAAATGAGATGTATTATGGAATTATCTGATCGTACCCTGAATGTACTTAAAAACTTCGCAAACATTAACAGCAACATCGTGTTCCGTGAGGGCAACGTACTGAAGACTATCAGTGTTGCCAAGAACATCCTTGCGAAAGTAACACTAGACGAGACTATCGATGCTGAGTTCGGCATCTATGATCTTAATGAATTCTTGAGTGTGATGGGTCTGGTTGAGAAACCTACTCTATCATTCAAAGATAAGCACGTTATCGTATCTGACTCTACTGGTCTGCGTGGTAACCGATACTTCTACTCTGACATTGATATGTTGTCTGCTCCTACCAAGGATGTAGTAATGCCAGAACCAGAAGTTAAGTTCACCTTGGACACAGACACACTGAGTAGATTGAAACGTGCTTCGGCAGTACTTGGTCACGATAATATCTCTATCACTAATGATGGTAAGGGTATTAAACTGACTGTAGTAGACAATGACGATGCCACCTCTAACAGTTTCTTCTGTTATGTCGAAGGTGAGTTTGAAGAAGGAGTTGATTTCAACTTCATTATGAACGTCAATAACCTGAAGATTGTGAACGAAGACTTTGATGTTGGTATCAGTTCTAAACTGATCTCTAACTTCGTAAGTAAGCAGTCCCCAATCGAATACTTTATAGCACTTGAAAAATCATCAACTTATGGGAAATAGTAATATGTCAGAATCAAAGAACAAAGAAACAAAAGAAGCAGTACTGGACGAACGTTACGTTGTATTGGCAGACCTTGCCAACCGCGTGTCACGATCAACTGTTGCAGTAATCGACACCGTTGTACAACGTGGTGGGTTTAAGGGCGAAGAGTTGTCTACTATCGGGCAGTTGAGAGACCAAGCAATTGAGTCTATCCAATTGGTCGAAAACATTCAGAATGATGCCTAACCTTGTTGGAGGAATATATGTTTAAGAATTACTTACCAGACGTTGTATTCCATCTTCGTGAACCTGATCTATCTGCGACAATGGATGTCGCTAACCCATTCAAGTGGGTTCGTAAGACTACTGCTGAATTGATGGGAGGTAAGAAGGTATTGATCTTTGGTCTTCCCGGTGCGTTCACACCGACTTGTTCTAACGAACAGTTGCCGTCTTATGAAGAGATGTATGAAGAGTTCATGGAACTAGGTATTGATGAGATATATTGTACCTCTGTTAACGATGCGTTTGCTATGTTCCAATGGGCAAAGCAACTGGGTATTCAAAACGTCAAGATGTTACCAGACGGTAACGGAGAGTTTGCAGATGGACTTGGGTATCTTGTAAAGAAGAACAACCTTGGTTTCGGTAAACGCTCGTGGAGATATGCATTGATCGTAGAAGATCTAAGCATTGAACGATGGTTTGAGGAAGAGGGTATCAGTGAGAACTGTCCGTCTGATCCATACCTGACCTCAAGACCCGAAGTGGTATTGGATGCCCTTCGAGGCAACTAACTAAAGCACCCCCGAAAGGGGGTTCTTTCTTTCTGGATATATTATGAATACTTATTTAAAGAGCAAGTTGCATGGAGCAACTGTCACCAATGCAGAACTACACTATGATGGTTCTGTCGCAATAGATGAAATCCTTCTGAACCTTGCAGACATTGCAGAGTTTGAACAGATCGATGTATACAATGTAACCAATGGTCAACGTTGGACAACATATGCTTTAAAGGCAGAACCTAACTCTGGTATCATTTCTGTGAATGGTGCAGGGGCACGTCTATGTCAAGTAGGAGATATAGTGATCATATGTTGCTATAGCACAGACCACCTACAACCCACACCTAAACTGGTCTATCTTAAAGGAGACATTAATCTTATTGACAAAGTTTCGAAAAGCATTGACACACAGATGTCGGATGTGGTATAATACCTTATATTAAATATGGAGTACTAAATGAGTAATGAATTCCTCTGGGTCGAGAAGTACAGACCCCAACGTGTAGCAGACACTATTCTGCCATCCGAACTAAAGAACACATTCCAGAAGATCGTAGATGGTGGAGAGATCCCCAATATGTTATTCTCTGGTACCGCAGGTACAGGCAAGACTACTGTCGCACGAGCAATCTGTGAAGAGTTAGGTCTTGACTATATCGTCATCAACGGATCCGAAGAAGGTAACATTGATACCCTTCGTGGTAAGATCAAGCAGTTTGCTTCGTCCGTGTCCCTCTCTGGTGGTTACAAGGTTGTAATCCTAGATGAGGCAGACTACCTTAACCCCCAGTCAACCCAACCTGCTCTTCGTGGATTCATCGAAGAGTTTAGTAACAACTGTCGATTTATCCTTACTTGTAACTTCAAGAACCGAGTGATCGAACCACTTCACTCTCGTTGTTCTAATTACGAGTTTAACTTCTCTAAGACTGTCTTATCGCAATTGTGCGGTGACTTCATGGGTCGTATGCAGACCATCCTCACTGGAGAGGGTGTATCATTCAATCCCCAGACACTAGCAAGTCTGATTATGAAACACGCTCCTGATTGGAGACGTGTCCTTAATGAATGTCAACGTTACTCTATCTCAGGTCAATTGGAAACTACAGTTATCATAACTGACGCTAATGAGAACTACAGTTTACTCTTCAAAGCATTGAAGGGCAAGGACTTTAAGAAGATGCGGAGTTGGGTTGTTAATAATATGGACGTGGAACCTGCTTCCGTGTTCCGTGGTATCTATGATGCCATGAATGAGTTTGTACAACCACAGAGTATCCCTCAGTTGGTTCTCATTCTCGCAGACTATCAGTACAAGAACTCGTTCGTGGCAGATCACGAACTTAACTTAGTTGCTTGTATGACTGAGATCATGGCAAACGTAGAGGTAATATAATGTATCAAGATGACGTAGAATTATTTATGAAACAAGGGTTGCAGGACTACCCAGTAGTATCGTGTTTAGATGTCCCTACAATAACAAGTGATGTTGACCCACAGATCAATCTGTACATGGACTTGATCACCGAAGAGTACGAAGAGTTGAAAGAAGCATATGAGCAACAAGATGTTGTTGAAGTTGCAGACGCACTGGCAGACATGGTGTGGGTGATCATGGGAATGGCATCCTCTTTGGGTATGGACTTCAATGACATCTGGGAAGAAGTCAAGCGTTCCAATATGTCTAAGTTCACTAACAACATTATCATCCGTGATGGTAAGACTGGTAAGATCCTCAAACCATCTACCTTCAGTGAACCTGATCTGGCACCTATCCTTGGTCTCTAAGATATCACACTCGCCTGTACAACAGGACGAGATAACCAAGTCACTATCCGAGGCATTCGAATATGCCTTTGATGGTGTCTCTGAGTTTACCGTTCCTGATATGCCTAACATATGTGGATCCTTTAACATAGGACTCATAGTCGGGCCATCTGGATCGGGCAAGTCTACATTGCTCAAGAGGTTTGGTGAAGAGAAGTTCCCAGAGTGGGAGGCAGATAAATGCATTGCCTCTCATTTTGATAACGAGGATGATGCAACTACATTGATGGGTGCGGTTGGTCTCAACTCAGTTCCTACATGGTTTAGACCTTATCATGTATTGTCTGTTGGTGAGCAATACCGTGCTAACCTTTCGCGTAGACTAGTGAATGATGCGGTGATCGATGAGTTCACTTCGGTGGTCAATAGATCGGTTGCTAAGTCATGTGCCAATTCGGTTGCCAAACATATTCGTAGAGAAGGTATTAAGAACGTGGTCTTCTCTTCTTGTCACTATGACATCGAAGAATGGTTACAACCCGATTGGGTATTCGATACTGCGACAGGTGAGATCACCTATAGGGGGTCACTTCATCGACCAATTAGGAGACCCGAAATCAAGTTGGACATTGTTCCATGTAGGGTCGAAGCGTGGACAGCGTTCAAAGACCATCACTATCTAACACAAGATATAAATAGTTCTGCCAAACATTGGTTATGTTGGTGGGGAGATACAGTAGTAGGGTTTGCGAGTGCTATACCATTTCCCAGTGGAACAGTTAAGAACGCATTCCGAGGACACAGGACAGTAGTTCTACCTGACTACCAAGGATTGGGTATAGGTGTTAGACTCAGTGATGCTATCGCAGAGTTACACCACGAAGAAGGTAAGAGATACTTTAGCAAGACTGCCCACCCTCGTATGGGAAAGTACAGGAATGAGTCTAGTCTTTGGAAACCGACTAGTAAGAATATGAGTGAGAGGGCAGACATACCCTCTGACAACCTTGAAGACAGAAAGTGGATAGCACGAAAGTGCTTCTCCTACTCACATGAGTATATTGGTAATGAATAAGTGGAATGAAGCACATATGCGCACCGCAGAGAACTATGCGACACTCTCTTCGGCAGAGCGACTAAAGGTGGGATGTGTTATCGTAAAGGATAACCGTATCATCTCAATAGGATACAATGGTATGCCTAGTGGGTGGGACAACACCTGCGAACATGAAGTGAAGACCGGAAACACAGGTTATGGTAGAAAACTAGTCACTAAGGACGAAGTTCTACACGCAGAAGCAAATGCGATAACAAAGGTTGCTATGTCCTCCGAATCATGTTATAATGGAGACATATACACAACTACTGCGCCTTGCTTAGAATGCGCCAAGTTGATATATCAAAGCGGTATTAGTAATGTATTCTATCGTACTCCGCACTTGCGCAGTGAAGATGGTATTAAGTTCCTTGACAAATGTGATATAAATGTAATACAATTATGACTACTAAGAATATGAACGGCAGTATTGATATGGGGCGAGAGGATAATATCCTATACTTCCCTAATAACATTGATGTTCGTATGTGCCCAAAGAATGGAATGTCTACTCTCAAAGAAGCCTATCGAAGGGTCAAGTATCTTCCGGCAGACGAGAAACTTGCTTCTAGGATAGAAAATGTATCTAAGAAATCTGATATGTTCGACATCCCTTTCCGCAAGGGTTCTTATCGTATTGCAGTAAGGCGTGATCCGATTGATAGGTTCAAGTCTGCGTGTGAGTTTATCATGGACTCACGAGCATACTATATCAAGGAAGGTAAGTTTCTTCCTGATATTGCTTTAGAGTTAGATCAAGTGATTGATGATCTAGAACAAGGTAAGTATAGAGACAATCACTTCTATACTCAGACCTACTATATGGGATTACCTCAAGAATATGATATGGTCTATCATATTGACGAGATGCCCAAGTTACTTGCATTCCTACAAGATGCAACTGAGACTGATGACAAAGAGATAATACATATACATGAGAACAAGACCAAATTGAAGTTATACAACGGTGCGATTGACTCCGAACATATGACTAAACTTCGTAATTTTTATTTAAAGGACTACATCAATGGTTGGTGCAAACAAGACTACTTTATCCCCTTTTGACTTTCTCAAGAGTATCAATGATACTAAGAAGAATATCATGGAGTTACCCGAACACGAAAAGATGTATGTACCATTTGTTACAAACAGAAGTCTCTCATACTTCCCAGACACAGTATTACTGGCAAATGAGATGAACCGATACCACCATATCGACAGTAAGTTACAATATCAGTTTCTTATAAATATAGTTAGGAAGCGCAAACGCTTCTCTAAATGGGTGAAACCTGAAATAGAGAATGATATTGAATCGGTGAAAGAATACTATGGATATAGTAATGACAAAGCACGTCAAGTACTCAGTCTTCTTTCTTCCGAACAACTAACTATAATAAGAGATAAGGTGAGCAAAGGTGGAAGAAAATAATTTAGTAGAATGGAACTCTGGACTCATGTTAGAGATTACTCTAGCAGAACCCGATGACTTCTTAAAGGTCAAAGAGACACTAACAAGGATTGGTATCGCATCTAGACGTGATAACAAACTCTTTCAATCGTGTCATATCCTACACAAGCAAGGTCGGTACTTCATCGTACACTTCAAGGAATTGTTTATGTTGGATGGAAAGAAGTCTAATCTAGAGGTAGGTGACGTGCAACGTAGAAATACGATTGCTACCTTACTACAGGACTGGGGTCTAGTTGAGATACAGAATGGTGAGACTGCCAAAGATTGCGCACCTATGCGTACCATTAAGATAATAGGTTTCAAAGAGAAAGATCAGTGGGAGTTATGTCCCAAGTATAATATTGGCAACAAGTGAGACGTTTATGTACGATATATTTAAAGATAGAGAAGACGATCTAGCAGATAAGCAATTCTTCTTTGGGAAACTTCCTTTCGAAGTAAGTGATGTGTATGACTGGAACAAACATATGGAGTTGCTTAATACGCATCCCGATAAGTTGATTGATTCCAATACCAACAAGTTCAGGATAGGGTTGAATTGCTTTCACGAGAGACCCTCTGCTCCTGACTTCGCACGTCATATCGAAAGCGAGATGCAAGAAGTATTCTCTATGCACAACGATAACGGTGGATCCATTACCAACATTGCCTTTACTGGCATAGGTAAGAACTCTGACTCATACCCTTGGCACAACGATACAATGGACGTATTTTTAGTTCAGGTTTTGGCAAGCGTGGAGATGAGAGTAGAAGGGCACAACGATGACAAACCGTTCTGGTTCAATCCCGGAGACTATGTGTGGTTACCTCGTGGTACACACCACCAGATAATACCGCACGACAGTAGAGTCTCGTTTAGTTTTGGCGTTGAAGGTTCACCTGACCCTGCGACTTACTTCTAACACACAACTATATGTACTAACTAGTTATAAGAGTTAGGTGCCATTCCGGTATTACATTTAGTTATAGGCGGTATCAGTTACATACCAAAGACGTTATGCGGTATAAATAATGACGTAAGCAGAATGGTCTGCTTACTAATTGAGAGAACAAAAGCATGAACAGCAAGATTGATCGCAGAGTCGAGAGATTCAGCACACCTATAGTAACAGTTATATTTTTCTACACAATGGTATTGGCACTGATACCTCTAGTATAAGTAGTATTGAACAGAGGGGCAGTCTATGTCCCTCAAACCTTTAAGGAATTTGTAATGAACCTCATATACCAGTACTGGGATGGCCCAGTTAGAGAATCCTGCCAAGCAGGTGTTAATGCTATGAAGAAGTATGCCAAGTCTATTGGTGCTGAGTACCTCTTCGAAGAGAATCCTAATTGGTTGCGTTCTACTTTCAATTACGACTTCGGTAACTACTCCCCTCACTACGGTGCGTTCAAACCAGTTTATGACAAGTCCTTCGACAAGTATGATAAGATCATGTTTGTGGATACGGATGTATTTCCTGTGGATGGTCTAAAAGAAAACATCTTTGATGAGTTCACTGGTGAGATTGGTATCTGTACAGAACCCGAACAGTCTCGTATCCGTACCATTACTCGTGGGCGTATCACACATGATACGGACGAACGATGGGGCGATATGCTGAAGAATATGTTCAACACACAAGTACCTCGTGATCGCTATGGTATTATCGCATACAACACTGGAGTTGTCTTGTATTCAAAAGAAGGACGAGTCAAGGCACGAGAGAAGTTTCAAGACTTCAATGAGTATGTACAGTTAGTAAGACGTATAGGATTGGATAGTTTCTATACTTGTGACCAACCTTACCTTCATGCCCAGATGTTTATCCATGATATGGATGTACAGAATATGGACAATGGATGGAATTCTTATGTACACTATGCTAAGATCAAGGGCAACCCTGAACTAGACTTGTGTGACTGGAGAACCAAAGATACTAAGATGGTACACGTCCAGTTGATGGGTGCTGATAGTAAAGATACAGCATGGCATTGGAACATAGTCAATATGCCTCAGAATATGTGGAACCTAGATTAGTGATAGCATACCAGATTGTAATCAAGGGCAATGAAGTCTCCGAAGCATATGCCAAGATCTCCCTAGAGTCTTTCCAACCTCTTGTAGACGCAGGTGTTATTTCCGAAATAAGAACCTTCGACGCGATAACCCCTGAGTCTGATAACTACCAAGAAAACTTGGATAGGTACACTTGGGCGAAGTCACTTATGAGAGCAGATGTTCTGAGTGAAAACACCAAGGAGATGCATTCTCCCACGGAGATGGCAGGGATGTGTTCTCATTGGGAACTTATGCGTATGGCAAGCGAAGTAGACGAAGACTTCATTGTACTAGAACATGACTCATACTTCAATGGAGATGTAGGACAGTTTAGACAACTATGCGAGATGGATGTTCTCTATCGCAACATAGGATTGTTCATGGGGTGTTATAGTCTAGAGAGTAAAACCGCAGGGTGGATGTATAACGCATTGACTAATGCTGAGTTTCCTATTAACTGTGGCCCGTACTGTACTCTTCAGAGATTGTTTGCCACATACACTACAGATGTTCTGAAGAAACAAGACTTTCGAGGACGTGCTACTACTGTCATCCATCCTTGGGCGAGTTGTACCACTCTATACTTTGGTCGTAACGTACAGAGACCATTCAATAAACCAGATAAGAACGAAGACACTAACGAGTGGAGACTACCAAGCACTCAAGTGGTGTCTAAGTCTATGAAGGTTACCCAAGACCATCATGGTTACAAAGAAGGATATATAGAAGAACCTTGGACTAAGAACAAGAATCTCTTAGTTATTGAATAAAGTACTTGCTTTATCAGATTACCTATGGTATAATGGTACCCTATTGAGCAATAGAGTTATATTATGAAGTACAAAGATCTAAAGACTCCTCTGAGATATCCCGGTGGTAAGACTCGCGCAGTCAAGTTTCTATATGACGCGCCACAGATGCCTACTCGCAAGATCAAAGAATACCGTGAACCATTCCTTGGGGGTGGTTCTCCTGCTATCGCATTCTCCAAAGCAAACCCAGACACACCAGTGTGGGTCAACGACAAGTACTACAACCTGTACTGCTTCTGGACTACCCTACAGAAAGAAGGTCAAAGACTCGCAGACAAGTTAACTGATGTTAAGAACGAGTTGATGGATGCCGAAGATCCCCTTCAGTCTCACCTTGGTTACTATAAGGTTATGCGTGAAGGTCTTGCTACAGCGACAGATCCATTTGAGATCGCGTGGATGTTCTATATTATGAATCGTTGTTCGTTCTCTGGTCTAGGTGAGTCTACTGGTTCGTTCAGTAAACTTGCGTGTTTCGATAAGTTCAAGCACAGTATAATCAGTAAACTACCAATGTATGCCGCTATAATGAAGAATTGGAAGATCACCAACCTAGACTATGCTGAAGTACTGGAGGGTGCCGACCAAGATACATTCATCTTCGCAGATCCTCCATACGATATCAAGTCATTTATCTATGGCAATGGTGGAGATATGCACGACT